TCAACCTTTGATTAACTTCTGGCCTATTCCATCAGGTACTAACAGTATCAATGTATATTTGTCTAACCCTCAGGATGACTTAAGCGATGACACTGATGTTCTATATGTGCCTTATGAGCCTGTGGTATTGGGTGCTTACGCCCGTGCTTTAGTTGAGCGAGGTGAAGATGGTGGTTTGAATAGCTCAGAGGCTTATCAGCTGTTCAGAGCATCCTTGTCAGATCAGATTGCCCTAGAGTCTTCTCGTAACGTAGAAGGCGCTAACTGGAGTGCTGTGTAATGGCTCAGCAAGTACAAGCGTTTGCGATCTCTGCTCCGGGCTTCTATGGTCTGAATAAGCAGGATAGTAGCCTTGATTTGTCTACTAACTACGCTCTCACAGCTACCAATGCAGTTATCGATAAGTTCGGACGTATTGGTGCTCGTAAGGGCTGGAATCCAATTAACGAAGTAGCTGTTACAGGAGATGTTAAAGCCATCGGAGAATTAATCTCTAATTCAGGCACATCTTATATTTTGTGTGCTGCTGGGGCTAAATTATTTAAGCTAGATAGCTCCTCGTTGGTTGAACTTACTTATGGCGGTGGTGGATCAGCTCCTACAATCTCAGACGCTAACTGGCAGATTACTACGCTTAACGGTATTGCTTACTTCTATGGTCGTTTGTGGTCTGCGGATACTACGACAGATAAGAACACTGTGGCTTTTAGCGATCTTCAAGCAGGCCATGTCTGGACTACAGGTACGGCTGGTACTTTGGATGTATCTGAAGTGTGGCCTGCCGGTGCAGATGAGATTACAGCCCTAGGAGCTTTTAACAACTTCTTGGTTATCTTTGGTAAGCGTCAGATATTGATTTACTCTGGAGCTACAGACCCTACTACAATGCAACTGAATGACACTATTGTCGGTTACGGCTGTATTGCTCGTGATTCAGTAGCCAACACAGGTACTGACTTATTGTTCTTGTCTGATAGTGGTGTACGTTCTTTGTTGCGTACGGTTCAGGAGAAGTCTAACCCATTACGTGAAGCATCTAAGAATGTACGTGATGACTTGATGACTTACTTGAATAGTGAGACATTATCCAATATTAAGGCTGTGTATTCAGGTATTGAAGCTTTCTACCTGTTAAATCTTCCTTTTGCAGGTATTACTTATTGTTTTGATACCCGACAAGCTCTCCAAGACGGTTCAGCACGTGTAACGCAATGGAACAATATTAACCCTACAGCTATGTTCTCAGCTAGAGATCGTACATTGTATCTAGGTAAGACAGACTATTTAGCTGAGTACACAGGCTATAACGATAACACAGATACATATCGTTTTGAATACTACACTACGTATGTTGATCTTGGAAGCCCTACAGTAACCTCTATTCTTAAACGTATTCAGGTTACTTGCGTAGGAGGCGCTGGCCTTGATCTGGTAATTAAGTGGGATTTCGATTATCTTTCTGCTTATAGGTCTGAGACTAAGGTAATTGAAGATCAAACCATTGCTGAATATGGCCTTGGTGAGTATGGTATATCCCAGTATTCATCAGGGATTGTCTTAGATATTCTCAGCGCCAATGCTTCAGGCTCTGGTAAAGTTGTTCAATTAGGTTTTGAAGCTGAGATAGATGGACAACAATTATCTATTCAAAAGGTTGACATTTTAGCTAAACAAGGTAAAATAGTTTAATACAACGGGAATAAGAAAACATGAGTAATTACACTAAAAGTACAGACTTTGCTAGTAAGGATACACTTCCTTCTGGCGACTCAGCTAAGATTGTACGTGGAACAGAGATTGATGCTGAGTTTGAAGCTATTGAAGTAGCTGTTAACTCTAAAGTAAATGTATCAGACATTGGGTCGACAGTACAAGCTTACGATGCTGATTTGACTACTTTAGGTGCTGGAGGTGCAGGGGCTCGTTCATTCTTGGGTCTTGTTATTGGGACTGATGTCCAAGCTTACGATGCTGATTTAACTACTTGGGCAGGCAAGACAGCCCCTAGTGGAACTGTAGTAGGTACTTCTGATACTCAGACACTGACAAACAAAACACTCACAAGTCCTACATTAACAACTCCAAATATAGATTCAGCTTCGTTTGCGACTGTGTCTGGAACAGCTCCTATTTACCCCTGTCGTGCTTGGGTGAACTTCAACGGCACAGGCACTGTGGCTATTCGTGCAAGCGGTAACGTGAGTTCAATTACGGATAATGGCACAGGGGACTACACCGTGAACTTCACGACTGCGATGCCTGATGCGAACTATTCTCCAACCATTGCATCACAGTTAGATCAAGGCGGCGGCGCTGGTAGCGCAACAATGGGTTCTGGCATTTACCGAACATCAGGTGCGTTGGCCACGACTTCGTTTAGGTTTTATGCAGCCTACTCAACATCAGGTGGCCAAGCTCAAGCAGATATGACAACACTTTCGGTATCTGTATTCCGCTAATCAGACATATTTCATACTAGAACACACAATATGACACAACGAATCATTTACCCAACAGACGAAGGTGGTGTAGCCATCATTGTTCCAGTGGCCGATTGCGGTATGACGATCGAAGAGATTGCACTCAAAGACGTACCTGCTGGTAAACCTTACAAAATCGTGGATGTCGTTGATATTCCGACAGATCGTACATTCCGTAATGCATGGGAGTATCAAGCATGATCGTGATTAATCTAAATAAAGCTAAAGACATTGCAAATGATATTCGTAGAGCTAAACGCCAAGAAGAATTTGCTCCTTTAGACATTAAAGTAACTATTCCTTCAGAGTCAGTAACTGCTGAGGCTCAACGTCAGACTATTCGTGATAAGTATGCTGAAATGCAAACAGCTATTGAAAACGCAAATACAGTCGATGAGATCAAAGAAGCTCTTGTTGGCTAAACAATGAAAACTCCTATAGTATCCAAGTGTTCTTTAGCTGACGTAGAAGACTTTACAGAATTAGCTGAAGAGCATTGGAAAAATTTTCAGAATAAAAAACCTACTTTTGATATTAACCTTCTAAGTAACTTTCATGTAGTAAGAGCAACAGACAACAATAAAACAATAGGGTATATTTTGTATGTTTTATATAAATCATTTTACTATAATGAGACCTGTTGTCAAGTGGATATGTTTTATTTAAAACCTGAATATAGAAAACAAGGGATAGGAAAAAAGATGTTTAATTTAGTTGAAGAAGACGCTAAACAACAAGGAGCTACTCAGCTAATTTCAAGTTTTAACTTAAAACAACCTCTTGAAGGTTTTTATCAAAAAATGGGTTTTAAGGCGACCCACGTAGCAGTAGCAAAGGAAATTTAATATGCCGTTTTCAGCAGCATTAGTGATGGGAGGAGGGGCGCTCCTCGGTGGTTATTTACAAGGGAATGCGGCAGAGAATGCAGCACAGACTTCAGCTAACGCACAACTACAGTCAGCTCAACTGGCAGCAGATGCAGCTAAGTTCCGTCCTGTAGGGATGACCAATACATTTGGTACTTCAACCTTTGGTACAGACGCTCAAGGTAATGTTAATAGCGCTAGTTATACATTGTCTCCTCAGCTTCGAGGTTATCAAGACTTCTTAGCTGGTCAAGGCGCTCAAGCTCAACAAGATGTAGCAGGACTTCTAAGCTTAGGTCGTGGTTACCTTGGTGAGTCTCCTGATGCAGTACGTCAGCGTTACATTGAACAGCAAAGTGCTTTATTGGCCCCTGAGAATGAACAAGCTCTAGCAGGTATTCGTAATAGATTGTTCCAGACAGGCCGTGGAGGCCTAGCTACAGGGGCTACTACAGCAGGCGGTATGGCTGCTACTAACCCTGAGATGGCTGCTTACTACAATGCTCTTGCTAAGCAAAATGCTGCTTTGGCGGCAGGTGCAGAACAAGCATCTCAACAGCAGGTAGGCTTTGGTCAAGGTTTGTTGTCTTCTGCTTATAGCCCCTTGCAGACTAACTTGGGTGTCCAACAATCTGTTGAAGCTCTTGGTCAAGATCCTTTTGTTCTAGGTATGAACATTGGCGGTAAGACTGCTCAAGCAGGTGGACAGGCAGGTCAAGCACTGCTTCAAGGCGGTTTGAGTGCAGCTAAGACCCTACAGCCTGCTAATGCTTATTCTCCTTGGGGTAGCACTATCTCTGGTTTGTCTCAGAACCCTACGTTTACTAATGCTTTGAGTAACTGGATGTATCAACAACCTGTACAACCGGGTCAGTTCACTCCGGGATCAGATACATTTATGGGGCCAATGCCTCAAGCTCAACCTCAAATGTCTTGGTACGATTAATAAGGAAAGATAATGGCAACACAAGATTCTATTATGGGGCTATTTGCCTCTCCTGAAATGTATCAGCAACAGCGAGATCAAGCTGCACTGGCTAGTTTCGCTAAGCAAGCTCAGATGGATCCACTAGAGCGTACTTCTATGAGTGCTATGTATGGTGGCTATCAACTAGGTAATGCCTTGGCAGGTGCTCTTGGTGGTCAAGACCCTCAGTTGCAACTTGCTACAGCTCGTAAGCAGATTATGGGTCAAGTAGACCAAACAGATCCTCAATCTCTTGCTCAAGCTGCTCAAG